GTACCTCATGAACATTCATTTTCAATATTGAGTCTATTTTCCAAATCTTACCCTTTGCCAATTCTTCTATTGTGGCATACCATCCCCACTTTTCAAAATAGTTTCCTGCGTTTCTTCCCTCGCTTGTTCCACCATCATATATTTCTGGGTATAATTGATTAATTCGTTCGCTAAACTCGAAAAAAAAACCAATGAACCGTTAACAATAGATAAAGGCATGTGTTTCATTATGTCAGAATACTGTTTAGTTCCTGTGTAATTAGCTATTTCATAATTGCCTAAAATATCTTTCTTTTTAATAGGTCTAAATAAAACTGCCATTAATTTATGTAAATTCTCAACACTTGAACCGTGTGTAGATATATCTACAAACTCACCTTGCGTAATCTTATCAAAGTCCGTTATAAAACCAAATTCAACATCTTTAATAAAAAAAGTGGGTTTAAAATCAACTGTTTGATTCAATGCTAAATCTATCTGAGTTAACATCATTTTGTAGTCAACTGAACCAATAAGCTCTATTCTATTACGTTCTATTCCAGTAAAGATTTGAATCTTTCTTTTATTAAAATTGTATTCGTCTAAATCTTCACGCTGTAATAACTCATCGTATTGCTGATATTGCAACAATGTTATGTCGTGAATTGATTCTGGAAGCGTTACTTTCATATCTTATAAACTATTTATTTGCTTTTTTGTTATCTTATTTCAATTTTATAACCCCCTGTTAAATTATAAGATACATTGTATCTTATTGCATCAATTGCGTGATTCCAATTATCACAAAACAACTTACTGCCTTTATCGGTATATACATAATTATTTAATTCTTTACCTATATTCTCACCATCTACAATTAATTTATAATCCTGCATTAAAGCTATCCCCGCACTAATACTACCAGCTCCTTTGGTTGTCGGAACTACTCTACAACCTTTACTAACTAATTCGTCTATTAAGCGAGGTTCAGCACTATCCGCTACAATTAGCTTATTACCACAAATAGACTTATTAATATGCGCTATTTCGGTTGTGGTTAACTTTGGTTTATATAAATGCTCCTTTAAATAAATTATCTTTTTGCTTTTGTCAATAGCTACTTCGATAAGTGTTGTCGGGTCGATACTAAATCCGTAATCCTGACCAAATGAAGTTTGTAAATTATTAGGATTAAATATACCGAACTCCCAATTTGTAAAAACAACACCCTCCGCTTTATCCAACCAACCACCTAAAATAACATGATTGTATTTTTTATGGTTCGAAGTCTTTACTCGCTCTACTTCATCCAAGAAAGATACATCTAAATTATCGATGTTATCCAAGTAGGTAGTATGTATGTAAGTTACATTACCTTTTGTTCCGTTAAATCCCTCTTTAATTCCCTCACTCTCAAAGAATCTTTTATAAATCCAATGCTCCTTAGTGGCGGGATTAAGAATAAGTATAACCCTATTCTGTTTTCCTTTTTGTCGAATTGATAAGTTAATTTTATCAAAAACAGTTTCGTCAATTAGTTCCTCAGCTTCATCCAATATCCACGTTGTAACACCTTGCAATGATTTAAGGTTTGCTGTTTGGTCACCACTTGAAGTCTTTATTCCTTTAAATATTATCTCACTTCCTGACTTCTTATTTTTAATTTCAGATTTGTTTATCTCAAAAAAATCATTTAATTCTAACAAGTCAATCTTTTCCTGGAACTCTGGAATAATTGAAAGGTGCGCACTTGTCATTGTTTGCCTTGTAAATAATATACGATGCCCTGATTCAAACGACAAAAGGCTGGCAAACGTGCCAACCCCAAACGATTTACTTGAACCCCTGCCACCTGTAATTATAAAAAATCTGGTATCGTTTTCAAATAAACAGGAATACTTTTTATTTAAAGTAATCATTTCTTATTTTTATAACAGAAATTATAATTATAAATAAATAAAACAACTCTACTATATTCATTTTCTATTTAAAATTAACGATGTCCTTTAAATCAAAATTAGAAACCTCTACTTTATTATCTATTGTTTGCTTAGGCATACCGAAATTATACTGAAAAAATAATTTAACCGCCCAATCTTTACCATCTTTTAAAGCGTCATTTAAAGCCTTAAAAGCTAACGGCTCTAATGGAGTAAGTTTTTCTATTAAACTTTGCTCCTCTGCCTTGCTTTTGCGTCCTGCACCATCTCTTGCGCCTCCTCTTTTATCTTCCATTTGAAAAAAATTGATTATTCATTTTTAATTATTTCAAAACTTGTTTTATCAGTTTGATTTTCTTTAAATAAAATAACAGTTATGTACTGTTTTTTAAATATATTCTTAAACGCATAAACTATTTTGTCTGTTTCTTCAGGAGTTAAACAATCATACGTTACTGCTGGTCTAATAACTAATATATTTTTACTCATAACTGTCAAATACTTTGTCTAATTTATCAATCATACTTATCAAAGGCTTAGGACTACAACTTGCGCACGGAAACCATAACTGCCTGTCGAATACACTTGCGTACAACTCACAAACATAATCTACTTGCTCTTTACTTATTGTAAGTGTGCGTACTGCTTTAAAATCTTTCCAACTATTATATTCTTCCTCTGTAAAACATCGTGCTTTAAATCTATAAGGAAACAACTCGTTTAGCTTTTCTTTTCTTTTATCGCATCCGCAATCTTTACCCTCTACGAATATTTGCAATCCTGTTGCGTGGATAATCTTTTCAACTGTATCGCCTAAGCCTCTACTTCTTTTTATTTTTGCCATTTCAATCTTTTGTTTTTGTATAAATCAATATCATTGCCTAAAACTTTCTTACGTGCTTTATCTAGTTCACGATAAATTAAACCGTAATCGATAAACTTATATTTTTCTGCAATTTCTCTAATGCTTAAATCGTAAGACTCACTAAGTAATCCTAATTGTAAATAACTTAATTTATTACAATCTTCTAACAATCCAACTTCATAATCGTTTAACTCTAATACTTCATTATTATGCGCTAAATTGAAAAACAAGTCTAAAGATACTCTTTGCTTCTTAGCTTTTACATAGTCTAAGAATAAGTTTCTAATTACTATTATAACGTAAAAATCGTTTATTTGTTTTGTAGAATCATGCAATTTAATATACATATCATTTACTAAGTCATCAGCTATCATCCTATCCTTAGATATATTTAAAGCTATTTTTCTCCAGTAACTATCTTTTTTTGCAAGTTCTTCTAACATAAGTTATTGATTTATAATTACAAATATAGTGATAATTATTATATCTTCTCAAAATTAATTATACATTTCATTCCGTTCTCTTTTGCTTTTAACTGCAAGGCTTCTATTTCTTTTGAGTAGTTTGGCTGTGGTTTAAATCGATAAATACTATTTCCATCACAATCTAACCATTTACCGGTAATAGCACCCCAATATTGCAATTCATTTGCTCTAAAGATTTTCTCCTCCTCCCAACTATCGCAAGCTCTTAAAAATATTTCAGAATCGAAAGTTTCGTAAACATCTGTATCAATTCCTATAAAACTTTCGTCGTGAGTTCCTAATCCAATAGAATTTCCTGCGCAATAATTATTTGTTAAGTACGGAAATAGTTTCAAATTAAATTGCGTATCATTTATTTCACATTTTATCCTATCCTTAATACTCTCAAACTGTTCCTGCGTGCATCTCATTGCTATTTTTCTCATAATTTATTCATTTTAGATTCGTAAATATAATATATTACTGTTGTTTTTAAAGGATAATATTTACAATTATCCATACTTAAAGATTCAATCTGATTTTCATTATACAAGGCTCTTTTGTCTTTTGTCTTAACTTTTTTCAAGCCTATTTTATAAATCTTATTCCTAACTGCTTTTACGCTTATGTTTAATTGCGTGGCTATCTGGTCAACGTTATAAAGCTTATTCATCTTTCCAATCTCTTAAACTTTTTTCAAAATCTAATTCTTCACTAAGTTCCATTCCTACTGATATAGCTATATATAATGCTATACAAAGCACAAATACAATAAGTGATAATAATAATACTGCGATTAATAAAAATTCGTTATTCATGACGTTGCTTTTTTAATTAGTTGTTCTATTCCTGAAACTTCTCTACGAAGCAATTCTACCATGTAATTTTTATATCTATTTTTATCAATAAAATCATTTATTTTATTTAACATTTCCAACATCTCAGGCGCACAAGATATTAGTTTTGCATCTTCAATGTCGTGTACAACTTCTGCTATACATTCTCCGTCATTGCCATACCATATTTCAAAGGCTTTATTACCGTTATAATATTTTTCATCTCCTAACAACCATTTTCCTTTTGTTCCTTTAAATTCCCTCATAACTTTAATATTTAAATAAGTTTTTTTGATTCCCACATAATACAAAGGATATATAATCCCAAAGATGTTCTAATTTTTTCATAATTTCTATTTTTTTGTTGTTGTTATCTGAGTACAAATATAAGACTTAATTTAAGATATACAACATTTTGATATAGTTTATAATTATTATAAATAACTCTACCATAATAATAAAAATACAAATTAGCTAATATTTCCTTTAATCTCTATGGATTTGCATTTCGTTTTTCTTTTTCTAAGCGTCTATGCTGTATGGTTTGGTATGCCTTACATGATTTAATACAATATTTGCAGTATTTTATAATTTTTTATTTAAAAACCTCACAACTTTCAACACATCCGTTAGAAATATCTAATTCAGTTCCATCGTGTAATATTGAAGTTTGATAGTTTACATTTAAACTGTCATCTTTTGCCTTTTCAAAATTATTATCTTTTGCCATTTCAAAAATATCATTAACAGTTTTGTTTTCTCTAAAAAAATAATTTGGAGGTATGACTCTTTTAATTTGACCTTTGGGTACGAAGTTTATATACTCCAATTCCATTTGTCTAAAAAAATCAAATCTTTCAGGGTTTTCAATTGCTATTGTGCATAATTTCCTAAATGACTTTTTCCAACACGTTTTACAATTTCCTTCATATCCTTTTATTTCTAATCTAAAAGGCATTTTATCCCAAAACGCATTTACTATTGGCTTTGTTATATTTGGAACTATAAGCGGGTAATAATATTTTCCAATCCTATCTATTTCGTCAGCTCTTATTCCAATAGCTTTATCATAAGTAGACGGCTTAAAACCACTTTTAGACATATATCTGTCAATAATATAATGCTTTAAATCCCTGCTACATGAATTATTTTGTAAATTTGGAATGCCAAATTTTGATATATATTTTCTAAATGGATGATTTTGCCATTTATTTTTAATTTCAACAGGATTATGTGAACGATAAGCTGTTTTAAAATTAACTTCTTTATAGCTTAAATGTTCATATTCTAACCAAATAATATTTATTTTAAAATATTCTGAAACATTATTTACAAAAATTAATGTTTCTTCTAATTCTTCTCCTGTATTTGCAAATATAAAAGTATAATTATTATTAGGCTTATTAAGTAAGAGCCAGTTAATCATATATGCAGACGTTTCACCGCCACTAAATGCTACTAATATATTTTGTTTTGTAATTTTTACCATTTTTTTTCTTCTTTACATTTTATCCCCCAGTTTTGACTAGAACAAGGATACTTATTATTACAGACATCGCACCAATATAAAAAAGCTTCTGGATAAGTTTCTCTTAAATAATTATTTACTGATTCATTTATTTTTGCTATTTCTCTTATTTCTTTATATGTTAAAATCATTTCTTGTATCATAATTTCTATTTTTTTAGTTTTTAATAATATTCAAATTACGTCATTTAATTTCACATATACAACAAAATGATATAAAATAAATGTTATTTATAATTATTCTAAATAGTTAACTTTTAAATTCTGTTTCAAAATCAGTCCAAACTAACACTTCGAACCCTCTGCTTTTTAGCTGTTTAATCCTTAGTTTCTGAATTTCTGATAATATGCCAATAGTCTGTTTTACTTCTATAAACTTACATTTACCATCCTTTAAAGCCATTAAATCTGGAATTCCTATCATAGAAGTACGTATTAATTTAATTACTTCCCATCCTTCTTTTTCTAATCTTTTTATTATTTTTGATTGTATTTTTGATTCTTTCATTTTATATCTTTTTTAAATTGTGATAGTGTATAATTTTTCTTTGCCATTATTGATTTATAAATATATGATTCAATCCCTCCTTTTGCAAAAATCCAAAATATATTATTTTCTTTTCTGTCCATTGTAGTTAATCTATCTCGTGACTGCCAGTAAGAAGTAGCAGAAAAATCAGGAGTTAAATAAATTAAATAATCTGCATTTTTCAAACTTATTCCCTCACGCCCTGATACTATTTGCAAGGCTATATTTTTATTTGTACTATCAAATGTTTCTAAATCAAAACAGATATTATCTTGATAAAACAATTTAATCATTTCAAGTTCCTGTTGAAACTTATAAAATATAGCTATCTTATTATCTTTAAACTTTTCATTTATAAATACTAACTTAGAATCATCTAAAATAATACCGTTTCCACTTTCTAAAATAACAGTCCCAGAATATA